GCAAGCCACTTTTAATCGCGGCTGGCGTCTGCTTCGCGATCGGAGCGGTTATCGCGTGGACGGGCAACGTAGGAAAAGTCAACTGGACGTGCGCCGGACTCTCGTTCGTCGTGTTTGCAAAAGTTCGCGGCGAGTGGTAGAACGCGAAGCCATGAGACTGATTCTACTGATCATCCTGATCATCGTCCTGATCGGAGCGCTGCCGTCGTGGCCGTACTCGAGCGAATGGGGTTACTATCCGTCCGGCGGAGTTCTCGTCGTTCTCGTCATCCTGTTGCTTCTAATGGCGCTCGGCGCGATCTGACCGATCGACGTCCGGAGATAAGAGTTGCGCGACCGCTCCGGCTCGGATAAAGATTCGAGCGTCCAACCATGCCCGTCGATTCAACGCATCCGAGTTACGATCGCGCGATAAGAGCGTGGGAACTCGTCCGGGACACCGCGTTCGGCGGCTCGCGAATCGTGAAGTCGAAGGGCGTCCGCTATCTTCCGGAGTGCTACGGACAAGACGCGCCGCAATACAACGCGTTCGTCTTCCGCGCGAACTTCTTCAACGTCACGAAGCGAACGCTCGGAGCGTATCGCGGCTTCATCTTCGCGGAGAATCCGGAAGTCGAACTCGGAAAGGCGGAAAGCTCGAAGAACATCAAGACGCTCGAAAACGACGCGACTCTCTCCGGTCGTCCGTTCTACGACTACCAGAAGGACGTCGTCGGCGACGTCTGCTCGCTCGGTCGAACCGGAACGCTCGTCGATTGGGCGGACCCCGCGCTCGACGATCGGCCGTACTTCGTCCGCTACGAGACGGAAGACATAATCAACTGGCGCTATCAGGTGATCGCCGGACGGCGCGAGTTGGTGATGCTCGTCCTAAGGGAGCGAACGTCGCGCGACTCGAACGACGACGAGTACAGTCCGGAGACGGTTCTCCGCTGGCGCGTGTGTCGGCTAATGCGCGACGCCGCCGGATACTTCGTCAAGTACACGGTCTTCGAGAAGAACACGACGGGCGGCTTCGACGAGGTCGACTCGAAGATTCCGCTTCGCGGCATCGAGCCGCTGACGCGGATTCCGTTCGTCTTCCACAACGTTCGAGGAGAAGAGGCGGAGCCGGACGAGATTCCGCTCGAAGACTTGGCGTCGACGAACGTCCAGCACTACCAGAACTCGGCGTCGCTCGAACAGGCGATCTACCTCTGCGGTCAACCGACGCTCGTCTTGACCGGATTCAAGACCGAGGGCGAATACATCGTCGGCTCGACGAAGGCGATCGTCTCGGCGAAGGACACGGCGAAAGCGGCTTGGTTGCAGATCAGCGCGGAGTCGGTCTCAGCGATCTCCGCCGCGATGGAAGCGAAGGAGCGGCAGATGGCGGCGCTCGGCGCGCGGATGCTCGAACAGCAAAGCTCCGGAAAGCAAGCCGAAGCGTTCGAGACCGTCCAGATTCGCCAGAGCGGAGAAGTCGCCACGCTCACGGACGTCGCGATCTCTTGCTCGCTGACTCTCTCTCGGATTCTACGCTGGGCGGTCTGGTGGGACGACCGGACGATCGAGAAGCCGGACGAACTCGTCGAGGACGTCTACGTCGAACTCAACACCGACTACACGACGTCGAAGATGTCGCCGGACCAAGCGGTCAAGCTCTTCGCGATCTATCAGGGGAGCGGAATGTCATACGAAGAGTTTTTCTACAACCTGCAAAGCGGCGGTCTCATCCGGAGCGAGACGCTGATCGAGGACGAGAAGAAAGCGCTGAAAGAGCGACCGATCGACCTGCCAGACGCCACTGCTGGACCGATGCCGCCGCCGCGTCCGGGCGGAGCGCCGCCGACGAAGACCGGAGCGCCGCCGTTCGGTAAACCTCCGGCGCAGCCGCCGCCAACGAAATAGAGGACGTGGCCACGTTCGGAACTCTCGAAGCCGGAATCCGCTACTACCTCGCGGAAGGTTTCTCGGTCTCGCGCTGCCGTTGTCGCGGCTGCGGAAACAACCAGATCGCGGCGCACTTTCCGCTCGTCGTTCGGGACGACGGTTCGAAGACGGAAGCCGAGAGCGGCGACTTGGTCTCGCTCGGATGCGACGAGTGCGGTCTCGGTCTTCTCGTGATAGTCTCGAAGTTCTCGATCGACGAACTCGAACATGGCCACGACGACGAACGCGACGACGGCGATCGCTGACAAGCTGATCGTCCAGAACGTCAACCTTCTCCGCTTCGCCGCGAACGAAGCGAACCGGATTCTCGACATGCTCGACGATCTCGAAGCCGAACTGATCGGCGACCTCGAAGACGTCGTCGGAAAGACGGACTTCACGATCGCGCGGCTCCGCGCGCTTCTCGCCGCGACGCGGAAGACGGTCTTGTCCGCATACGACAAGATCACCGCGACGAACGAGAAGCGGCTCGTCGAGATCGCGGAGATCACGGCGGAGAAAGCGATGAGCGCCGTCAACACGTCGATCGGCGCGGACTTGGTCGGCGTCGCGTGGAGCGCGGCGCAACTGAAGTCGATCGCGACGAACACGGTCATCCGTGGCTCGTTCTTCTCCGATTGGTGGGACTCGCAAGCGGAGCGGCTCCAAGAGCGGTTCGAGCGCGAGATGCAGATGGGGCTTCTTCGCGGAGAGACGGTCGCCGATCTCGCGACGCGCGTTCGCGGAACGAAGGCGCTCGGATACACCGACGGAATCATGACGGCGTCGAAGAGACAAGCCGAAGCGCTCGTCCGGACGTCGGCGCTCGGCGTGACGAACTCCGCGCGGATGGAGAGCTACGCGGCGAACGACGAGATCATCCGTGGCGTCCAGTGGGTTTCTACGCTCGACGACCGCACGACGTTCGAGTGCATGGCGCTCGACGGCTGCGTCTGGGAGTTTCCGGACGGCGACGGCGACGCGGATTACGTCGATTACATTCCGATCGGACACGACAAAGAGTTCGAGCCGCCGCCGATACATTGGAACTGCCGATCGACGGTCGTTCCGCTGACGTACTCGTGGAAGGAACTCGCCGGGGAACACGGCAACTCGCGAGCCGCCGCGCTCGCCGACGAAGTTCCGGAGAAAAGCCGCGCGTCGATGGACGGACAGGTCGCCGCCGACATGACGTTCTCCGACTGGCTCGAAACGAAGAGCGAGAGCTTTCAAGACGACGTTCTCGGCGCGTCCCGCGCGGAGATGTGGCGCTCCGGCGAACTCGATCTTCGCGGCTTGACCGATCAATCGAACAATCCGTTGACACTCGAACAACTCCGAGAGGGATGAAACTTCCGAGAGTCTACGATGGAGAGTGGTTCGTCGAGCGGATGAACGGCGCGATCGAGCAATGTTGCAAGTGCAACGCGCTCCATCTCGTCGACACGCGGATTGTCGAGACGGCGTTCGGTCGTCGGATGCTGAAGCGCGTCGTCGGAATCACTCACCGCGAAGCCGCCGCGATAAAGCGAGCGCGCCGAGATCGAGCCGAACGCCGAATCAGAAAGGTGATCATCCGGCGGAAGAAAGCGCTCGAAAAAAAGTCAAAGAAATAGCTTTACAGCCGCCGTGACCGCTTTAACTTGGCGGCATGACGACACGAATCGAAACGAACAACAAAGACGGCTACACTCGACGCCTGACAAAGATCGAGAAGAACATCATCGACGTTTTCGTCGACGTGAGTTGGCGCTCGACTTCCGGCGGAAGCCGCGACCGCGTCTCGGTCGGTTGGAGCGACAGCGAGGGGAACCGCTACCACGTCTGGTTGGAGAACGTCGGCTCGCTCGAAGAAGCTCTCTTCGTCGAGGGGCCTTACCTCTACAAAGTCGAGAGCTTCGTCTACAAGAACCCGCCGCTCGGAGCGAAGTCCGGAGCGGAAGGCTACTTCGCGACGCGTCACCTCGACCCGGACTCGAACGTGTGGAAAGCGTCGCTCGCGCTGATCGCGGAGCGCGTCCGGCAAGGCAATATGATCTCGTGCGCGTTCGAAGCTTACGACGCGAACGAAGCGGCGGAGAAAGCGCAAGCGGAGATCGACGCGAAAGTTCAACTTCTCGATCGCGCTTCGAAAGCGCTCGCCGAAATCGGTTGCTCGAAGTGGTTCAACGAGGGCTACACGGAGTCCGGCTTCTTCGCGAGCCGCGAGAGTCTTCAGAGTCTCGCCGAGTACTTCACCGACCAAACCGTCGCGCTTTCCGCCGCCAAAAATAGTTGAAGAAATAGCTTTACAGGCGCGAATCTCACTTTAACTTGACGCCGTGATACGAGACGAAGCGAAGCGACGAACGAGCGATCGACCATCGGTCAGGTCGCCAAGAGTCGTAGAACTAGGCGGCGCTCCGCTCTCGTCTTCGTATCCGGAAACAACCAACCAAAACTAGAAAGACGATACGAATGAAAATCACCTCAAAATTCAACGGGCGCTGCCGGAAGTGCGGCGGCGTCATCAAAGTCGGAGAATCGTGCGACTGGACGCGCGGAGCCGGAATAACCCACGTCGGCGAGTGTCCGGCGAACGAAGCTCCGAAGAACGTCGCGGTCGGCGTCGGAGTCTTCCGGAAAGACGGTCGCGTCTACGTCGTGAAGCCGAACCAAGAGAAGACGCGGTTCTACGCGAAGGAGATCGTCGAGTCTCCGGCGCGGATGACCGAGAGCGGCTTGGTCGTCGACTTCGAGACGGTCTACCGTCCGGGAATGGTCTACGATCTCGCCGAGAGCGATCGTTGGAACTTGGCGGACGCGCGCGACTTCTTGACGAAGTTCGCTCGCTGCATCGTTTGCGGTCGCCACTTGAAAGCGGCGAAGAGCGTCTCCGGCGCGATCGGTCCAGTTTGCGCGAAATACTTCGCGACGACTCATCCGACGACGTGCAACCACGACCACGGCGCGCCGAGCGGCGCTCCGGCGGTCGCCGAAGAGTCGATCGTCTTCCACTCCGACGACCCGACGGCTCCGATGACGGCGAAGACCGAAGTCCGGACGGTCTGCAAGAACGCGATGACGATCGAAGAAGCGGTCGCGTCGCTCGGCTCGGCTCCGCGCTACAGCGAGCCGCCCGTCGATCTCGGAGACGCGGCGAGCTACACCGAGAGAGATCACGAACTCGAAAGCTACGATCTCGACGCGCGCGATCGAGACCGCGCGGACAACGAAGCCGCTTTCGGCAACGACCACGAGTCAGCCGGAATCTACGGAGACGCCCAATGAGCCGCTACACTCCCGACTCTTGGATTGAACGGAATCCGGACGACGACGGTCGTCCGCCGATGACGGACGCGGAGATGTGCGAAGAAGGTCTCTGCGATCACGCCGGACATTGCGACGTCTGCGAACAACCGACCGCGTACGCGCTCGAAGACGGCGTCTGCCGCGTCTGCGAGATCGCGTGGGTGTCGAAGCGGCTCTTGACGTTTCCGACGCCGAAGCCGAGCGAACTCTCGATCTTGCCGAGCGAAGAAGACGCTCGCCGCCGCGCGCGCAACGCGGCGAAGCTCGAAGAGCGCCGCTACGACGACGCGAAGCTCCGCGAGCGGCTCGACTCCGCGACCGACCGCGCGGACGTTCTCGGCGGAATCACGACGACGGAAGCGCGCGCGGCTCTTCTTCGCGAGATCACCAACGCCGATCTTCCGGAAGCGTTCCGGACTTACGACGGTTATTCTCCGGAGAAAGTTCTACGCTTTCGAGAGTGGTGTCGCGCGAACCGCGTCTTCTACTACGCGAGACCGAAAGAGAACTTCTTTCCGAGCGAAGCTCGCGAACTCGCGATCGCCGCCGGATGCGACAAGCTTCTTCTCGAAGATATGTCATGAACGCTCACGACTACGAGAATCAACCGTGCTTGAACTGCGCTCATCCGCGCCGCTCCCACAATCGGAATCGCGGTTGCTGTAACGCTGCGACGAGCGGTTCGCGTCTCTGCCGATGCCAGCGTTTCCGGAAGACTCGCCGAAAGGGAGAATGGCCCGTCGCTCCGCGCGCCGAACTCGTCGCGGAAGACCTAACCGACGAAGAGTTCGTCGCGCGCTACGGTTACACGAAAGACGACGCGGCGGAGATGGCCTACGTCGGAAAACTCTGCGACGGCGCAGAGAGCGACGAAGAAGTCAAAGAGATCATCGAAAGATTCGCTGGATAGTTCCGGTCGCGCGGCGGCTCCGGTCGGCGCGCGGACGGAGCAATCACGCTCCGACACACATACACACACACCGAAAGGAAAAAACAAAATGAAAGATCGAACAGTGAAAGTGATACTCGTCCAGTCCGTCGATTGGGCGAAAGACCCGCAGAACGGAAAGTCGTTCCGAATCGCGAAGCTCGTCGGCGCGGTGAAGGTCTCGACGTGGACTCCCGGTTCTCGAAACACGGGGATGAACGAGAAGGACTTCTACGTCGGCGACACGCTGACCGAAGTTCAAGCTCGCGACATCGCGTCCGCGAAAGCGTACGAAGTCACCGTGACCGAGAAAGCGGCTTAAAAACTGACCGTCCGGCGGCGCTGAAAAAAAGTTGAAGAAATAGCTTTACAGCGCTGCCGGACGCTTTATCTTGGCGGCATGACACGAAACGAAACGACAACCGAAGCGGCGAGCGCCACCGTGATTCCGAACGGCGCGAAGATCGAAACGTTCCGCTGGGACCACCAGCAACAGAAGCTCGTTCCGAGCAATCCAGACCGCGACTTCAACTATCTCGTCTCGGTCGAGATGAAAGAAGTCGCTGGCGGCTTCCAATTCTGGGGCGCGTTCGGCGACGGCGTCGAGCCGCTCTATCGGACGGTCATCCGGAAGAAGGCGACGACGGCTTACAAGTTCGCGGCGATTCACATGATGCCGACGGTCTCGAAGTTCGTCTCGACGGACTTCCGCGCATACGTCTCGTTCCACGGCTCGAAAGACGGAGCGCGGAACGCGGCGCGCTACTCCGACCGAATCTTGAAAGTGATCGAAGTTACTCCGTTGACCGCTTTCTGATTCCGCTCCGCCGCGCGCCGAGCGATCGGCGTCAGCGGCGGTGCGGAGCAATTAAGCTCCGAAAAACGAAAGGACACGAATGAAGAAAACTCAAAATTGGTTCGACGTCGATCGAGCCGGACTCGCGAAGATTCTCCGCCGGAAAGGCGTAGAGTTCGCGGTCTTCGAACTCATCCAGAACGCGTGGGACGAAGCCGGAGTGACCGAAGTTAAGGTCTCGCTCTCGGAGTGTCGCGGCGGCGCGATGCTCTCCGTCTCGGACGACGCTCCGGAAGGGTTCGCCGACATCGCTCACGCTTACACGCTCTTCGCCGAAAGCGCGAAGAAGTCGAACGCGGAGAAGCGCGGTCGGTTCAACCTCGGCGAGAAGCTCGTCCTCGCGATCTGCGATCGCGCGATGATTCAGACGACGAAGGGAACGATCGTCTTCAGCGCGGACGGTCGCGTCCACAAGCCGGAACTCAAGACGACGTCCGGCTCCGTCATCCAGATGGAGTTGAAGTTGACGAAGAAAGAGATCGCGGAGATCGGCGAAGCCGTCCGGCTTCTTCTTCCGCCGCTCGGAATCAAGACGACCTACAACGGCGTCGAGATCGAGCGCCGCGAGCCGGACGCGGTCGTCGAAGCGGTTCTCACGACCGAGATCGCGGACGGCGACGGTCGTCTCGTTTGGTCGAAGCGGAAGACGAACGTCTTTCTCTACGAGAAAGTCGGCGACGTCGCTCGCATCTACGAGATGGGCGTTCCGGTGGTCGAGCACGATTGCGCGTTCGACTGCGACGTCCAGCAGAAGATTCCGCTGACGATCGACCGCGACAACGTCGCTCCGAGCTTTCTCCGGAAGCTCCACGCGGCGGTCTTCAACGAGACTCACGCGCGGCTCGACGTCGAAGAGATGAACAACGAGTGGGCGCAGACCGCGATCGAGTCTCCGGAAGTCAAGCCGGACGCGGTCGTCGACTACGTCGAGAAGAGATTCGGAAAGAACCGCGTCTCGTTCGACATGAACGACCCGGAAGCGAACAGCCGAGCGGTCGCCGCCGGATACACCGTCGTCAAGGGCGGAATGATGAGCGGCGCGGCTTGGTCGAACGTGAAAGAAGTCGAAGCGATCGTTCCGGCGGGGCGCGTCTTTCCGACGCATCCGGACGTTCTCAAAGCGAGCGAAGACTATCCGGCAGATCAGATCACCGACGCGATGCGCGACGTCGTTCGCTACGCGAAAGAGTTCGCGTCGGCCACGATCGGCGGAGCGATCTCCGTCCGGCTCGCGAAGAAGTCGTCGAACTACGCGGCGACGTACGGCGCGCGGACGCTGACGTTCTACGTCCAGAATCTCGGCGGCGCTCGCTGGTTCGATCTCACGTCGAATAGAACGGCGATCGACGACTTGATCATCCACGAACTCGGCCACGAGTGGGGCGAGAACCACTTGAGCGACGAGTACTACAAAGCGCTGACGAAGATCGGCGCGCTCGCGATGAAAGCCGTCCGCGAAGGGCGGCTCGCATAAGATCGGAAACGAGCGGAGCGTCGGCGAGTCCGGCGCTCCGCCAACCGGAAAGGAAAAACGAAATGAAAGTGAAACGATTCAAGCTTTACGAGATCGAACACCACGGCGACGAGTCGAACGCGATCTCCGAGCTACACCGCGTCGGCTTCGAGAACGTCCGCGTCCTCGACCGCGACCACGAGAACGAAGAGTCGATCTCGGTCGAAGCGATCGTCCCGGAAGGGATGAGCTTCTCCGCGATGCTCGCCGAAGCGGAGGTCTGCTCGTGAGTTCTCGCGCCGGAGTTACGGCGACGCTCGAACGAATCGAGCGCCGCTTCGGAATGAAGCTCGCGGTCAACTACATGGGCGGACGCGGTCGCGTGACGACGCCGGACGAAGCGCGCGATATCAGTCCGCGTCTCGCGATCGGTCAACTCGTCGAGTGGCTCGACGGATTCGAAGTCGGACTCGGCGAGATCGAGCGGAGAATCCACGATCGCGCGCGCTCCGGCGTCAACCGCGCCCGGACGGCGAAAGAAGTCTTCGACGAAGTTTTCGGCTCGACACCGGAGACCGAAGGTTATCCGATCGGAGACGGATGCTGAGACGAACGCCGCTACGCCGAAAGAAGCGCTGGGAGCGCCGCTCCGGTCTGAAGAGACGGACGGCGCTCTTCGCGCGCCGTGGCCAGCCGCGTAGAGCGCGCAAACGGCTTCCACGCGAGAGTC